CTTGTGCTTTCTTTTGGAAGGTCTCTAGTTCTTTTCTTAGAGCATCCTTTTCCATCTGAAGCTGGTCAATAAAGCGGTCACTCTCTTTCTTACCTTTTGCTAGATCTTCTACGGTCTTGAACTTCTTGCCTTCACCTACATACTCATTCAATACAGGGTCATCCATATGGGTCTCCTATGGTAAAATACGAAATATTTCTTGTAACGCTCTTTGATATCCCTCAAAGTAATAACGTCTTTCTATAATATTTGGTTTGTCAAAATCTTGTGGCTTTAATGAAGCCTTATCAAATTCATGCTTTAAAATTGTTTTAAGTAATCTAAATTGAATTGTAGAGTTTAATAAAACCTCACGAGTTTTAATTTTATCTTCATCTGAATTATCTTCAGAAAACCACCGAGAATCTAATCCTTTGTTACTATGAGTTAAATCTTCTACATTATGCTTGAGCATTATCTTGTGCCTCTTGCTCTGCGGCTAGTTGGTCAACTTGAATCTTCTGTGAAGATGTTTGTTGTTGTTGTAGTTCCATCTGTTCAGCTATACGAATGTTCTGCTGTACAAGTCCAAACTTTCCTATATCAAGTAGTTGCTCAAAAGTTTTAGCAAGCTTTAATCCTGATATATGAGCTTGTACAAGAGGATCTTGATAGGCTGCTGAATTAACAAAACCCATAATATTTTGGGCTAGTTGGTTCTGTCTAGCATAGTGCCTAGCTCCCATAGGAACTAAACGTCCTTTAGATTGAAGATCCTTCTGGGTTATGTTCATAAACTCTGTAACGCCATAATCTTCATCTAGGATAGAAACTAGTTCTGTAATTTCTAAATTACGTCTAGCTTGTTCTAGCATTTGATTAAGGATAGGTTCAATGAACTGTGTTTCAAACCAAGTAATCTTAGATTGAAAGATTCTACCGGCAGCATTATCTAATGATTGTACTTCAAAAGCAGTTTTTTCTCCGGGTGTTCTTATACCCATAGCTTGCTTTGGGGCACCTGCCATTTCTTCCATAATGTTTAATGTATTCTGAATCTGAAGATCAGCATTAAGTGCAATAGTATCTGGATGTAAAGTTTCTACCGTAGCATCCGTATCACAATTAATTTGTTCACCCGGACCCCAAGTAAAGTCTTCTACATAACCACGTTTAATAACTACTGGGTGTGCAATCTGATCGAATACGTCAGCCTTAAGATTTTCTAGATGGTCAATGCGATATTGCATACCAACTAGATTATCTAATGGTCCCATGCCCATTAGGTTATCTGATCTTAGTCTCCAAGCAACGTGTTCCTTACTAGAACAACCTAACCAAGATTCAAAAGGTTCTTGGTATACAATAGTTTTACGATCAATAACTATAATTTTATGACCAGTTAAAAGGGTTTGCTTTATTGGATCAAATAAGTCACCTTCAAATTCTAGTATTTCAATCTGAGAAGAAGCTAAGTAATCTACGAAAGAAGAAAATCCATCTATACTTACACCAGCTTGCTTATTAACATCATCTGCTTGTAAATTTTGTACAACAGTTCTACGTTCTACTGCTATATCAAAAGCTTTTTGTGCCCAAGGAATTGTTTGGGCTTTCTGTTTTAGTGTACCTAAACTAATAAGAGAACGAGTAATCTTAGGTGTGTGTTTGAACGTCATTGCTGTAATATCAAACACAATATCTAAAGGAGATATCCTATAACAAATAGGACCATGATATACTGCAAATCTACCTATATCTTTTCGTTCATGATCTACAGTTAGATAATTAACTTCAGCGAATGCGTTACCATAATCTATATAATCGTAAACTAATCTAGACATAGTTTCATAGAAACCCGATCTAGTTAGCTTATTCTTCATATAAGCTTTTATATAATTAGTTTTTTCTGCTGTAGCTTCTTCTAATGTAGCTGGTTCCCACACAAACCAATCATCGTGTGGAAACAAAGCACTCATATAATTAGCGTGTAAATTGTCACGTATTTGTGTTAGCTTTGGTGTTGTAGTTGAATTCTTCCAAGGTAATTTCTTATTGCTAGTTTTAGTTGTATCAGTAGCAACAAGATATTCACGTAGTTCTTTCTTATCATTTTCCCATGTAGATCTACTAGCTTTCCATGAAACCCATAAATTAACTATATTTGTAGCTAATACATCAGCCTTTAATAAAGACTGTACATCAACTGTTATTCTAGGATCGTGAGCCATATTATCTTGCTACTCCTCCAAAACGGGAATGAGTTGTTATAGATGTTATAACATCTTTCTTTTGATTCTTTGGAACTATCATTATAGCTACAGCATTTGCTAAAGCATCTTTAATGTCATCGTGCTTTGGACGTTTAGAACGTAGTTCTATTTCTAGTTCTTCACACATACCACTACGGTAGTGCCAAATATTTAAATTTTCATAACGTGGTTTTAATATAGCATCAATACGTTCTTCTTTAGTTCCTTGTTGTTTCATAGGTCTAAACTTATCTATTGACAAAGCTATACCATTTTCACGAATACGATCTTTTAAATCTTCTACGATTGCTTCTTGGGCTACCGTTACTTCTGCTCGTATTTTACGAAAGCCCCATTTAGCATATGCTGCATAAATGTGCTCATAGTATTGAGTAATCTTATTTGTCTTGAACCTGTCAATATCAAGAACGTATATGTTACCTTCGCTGTCAACGCCAATAATAACTAAAGCTGTAAAGTCAGCACCAGCGTTCAAAGAGAACGCAAAGTCAATAGAAGCAAATATATTAATTGCACGTCCACGAACAAACCATTTACCATTAGATTGTTCAACGTGGGCTTTATCATAGTATTGAAAGTAATCAGAGGATATTACCTCGTTCTCTGAATTACTTGGATCATTATAATACTGTGCTCTAAACTGATCTTTGTCAAGGTACTGTGCTCTCTTAGTAGCTAGTATCTCTTGATTGAAACCAAACCAACGTCCATCAGAACGCTGTAGTCTAGGCCAAAGATAATCACCTGTACCATCTCCCCTATCTTCTACTTCACGTTGTAGTATCTCATAAATAGGTTCTTTAGATATTACATTACCTGTTTCATCATAAAGTTCTTGAAGCATCTCTAACATATTTCCATAAAGATCATCAAGATGATACCGAGTTCCTACAACCCATTCACGAGCATCTGTAGTTTCAATAGATGCTAGGAGTGAGTATTGTTCTTTGACTTTTTCCCTGCCTTCTTTTGTGTACGCATTTTCTTGAACAACCACGTCATCAAGAACAGCAATGTTACAATGAAGGCCAGTGATAGAAGTGGTAAGACCAGCAGTAAAGATAGTCGGATCTCTAACACCTTCGCGTTTCCTTATAGGGTGATCTACTTCGATTTCAGAATTAGTCCACTTAGCTCTCTTACCTTCGTCTTGATTAACCATCTCAGGCCAATACCTAATATATTTAGGCGAGGTAAGTATATCTTTAATGAACTTAAGTTGTTTCTCGGCAAGATTTGCAGTACTCGAAATATAAAGTACCGTTGTAGATGGGTTGCGCGTAATCTCCCACGCCACCCTATATGCCACCATTGCCGACTTTTGATGGTCCCGGGGATACAATAAAAGCTGATGTTTCTTAGCTTCATCTCTAGTCCACCATCTAATTACATCTTCATGGCATTTACTTAGAACTCTATGTGGAGCTATTAAACGAATAAAAGTAAGTAAGTCTGCTTCGGCTGCTTCTTTAATTTGGTCAATTGTAGATTTAATTTTAGACACAATTAATATAATTCTACTACACTAATACGTCCAGCTACAGTATCTTGTATATATTGAATAGCAACTTGATCTTCGTCAACAGAATAAATTGCTGTACCTTTTGGAAAAAAGAATCCTGTAGAATTACTTACAGCTTGTCCTGCTGCTCCTATCTTTAACCAGCAATCTACATTAGATGCTATTTCAATAATCTTTGCACTAGTAGGTAAACTACTTTCAGCACTTGAACTTGTGACAGCAGCATTTACAATAGTGCCTATACGTAAAGCTAGAATTGGATTGCCATTTGAATCTAAATGAAATGCTATAGGTGCAGTTGCCATTAGTGCCTCTTTGTTCTAAATAAAGTAATAAAGTATCGTCTTAATTGTTTAAATAAACCTGTACCAGCTACACTAAAATTAATAACTGAAGCACCACTAAATACAATTCCACCATTAGCTACAACAGTACGTTTACTTTCTCTACTACTATAAATAGCTGTACCGCCAAATTGTAATCCACCAGTAGTAGTTCTTATGACTGCTCTAGCTGATGGGCTACTACCATTAAATATAATACCACCTGTAGCTGTATAATAATAAGTTTGTAGTCCACTAGTAATTACATTTGCCGCTCCTGCAAAAGTTAAACCACCTTGACTAACATATGCTTTATATCTAAGTTGAGATGCAACACCAGATAAAGAAAATCCTCCTGTTGCAGTTCTTGTTACGTTTCTACTTTGGGTAGATGTTCCTCCAAAAGTTAATCCACCTGAAGTAGATTTATTTATTATTCTAACTTGTGGACTAGTACCACTAAAAGTTAATCCACCTGTAGCTGTAATAGATTTTTTTCTTAATTGTTCTGCTGTGCCACCTAATACAAATCCACCTGTAGCACTATAAGAATAAGTTTGTCCACCACCATATGTAGAAGTATCAAGTATAATACTATCAAAGATTGCAGGATCAAATAGAGCATTTACAACAGTTAGTGTAACGGTACTAGATGTTGTTGTTCCGTTTGCGTTCGTTACATCAACATAGATCGAAGCGCCTGAGTCTCCGAGTGTTAATGTACCAGTAGTATAACTAGGGGAATTAGTTCCTACTGGAGAACCGTTCTTATACCATTGGTAACTAAGAGCCAAGTTTTATACCGCCGTAACAGTGAACGTAGCAGTAAGTCCTACGTATCCTGTCTGATTCGTGGGCTGAGCAGTGATTACGGGAAGTGAACTAGCGGGGCGCAGAGCCAGCATCGCGCAGCCATAACCGCCAGTCGCGCCACGCGACACATAAACGCTAATTGATCCCGCAGTCGGTTTGATTGCGTAATATAACTTCACGTTACGAAAAGGGCTTGCAGATTCGAGACTGTTAATAGAACTCCACGTTAACCCTGCGCCGCCGTCATTAAGTGTCAGTGTGGGACTTACGCCTTGATCTTCGTCCCACGCGACGAGGAACACGACCATCGCGTTTGCAGTTGCGGTTGTGAACGTGAGAGTCGCCGTCTGCGAAGCAGTGCCTGCACCAGACGATGCTGTCTGAGTAGTCGTATCGCGTGGCGTTGTCGTGTCAACACCTGAAAACGCCGCAACCAATCCGACGTATGCGTTTGTCGAATCTGTTAGGCGCTTAACAGTATCTGAGCTGGTTTCAATTCCTAGAGAACCAACGAAACTTTGACCGTTCCACGACTGCGTATTGTCTACTTCAGCAGTCGAGAAGGGTGACTCGAATGTATATGTCCCGTGCGTGCTGTTATCAGAACTCCAGCCGCCGATTAAACAGTCGTCAGAAATCGTTGAAATTGTTGTGTCGCAGTTTGTTGCTGCAACCGGCTGAGTCCCGCTAGTTCTGAGCGCAATAGCCATGATTAACCAAGGATCTCGCCACTACGCCCCGGTGCGATCAGTCCAAGCTGCTCGACATACGCAAGACCGCTTGCAAGGTCTGCATCGTCAAGGTTGATTTCTTCTGCCAGCGCAAGGTCTGTGAGCAGCGTGCGCACTACCGGATCGGTCGAGTTATCAATAGCAACACGCTCTTGTAAAGTAAATCGACGCCGGAAAGTAAGCTTAGTTACAATACGTAACAAAGGATCTTGTGGGATGTTCGCTAGTGCAAGTGTAGGTATATTTCCTAGATCAAGCCAAGTTTGATAAGCAATATATCCAGCATCATTTGGATCGTTTACTGGTGCAACTTGAGCACTATCTGAGTCTCGTAGAACTATTCCTGTATTTTGAAAGAATGTATACATTAGTGGTCACTCTCAATATAAATACGATTAATCCCAATAGCAGTTGTTGTAACAGTTGTGTTAGCTGTGCCATTTGACATATGAACTTGTGGTCCTAAAAAAGCTGTAGATGTAGGAAGGTTAGTACTGGTACTAGAATCAACTAGCGTTGTACCTGTATTAAGTTCATCTAAACGATAATAAAGAACAGTATCATTAGGCTTTGCGAACATATAAAAGTCAAAAGCTTGACCTGCTTGTAAGTTAGCAGCTAGTGTAATATTGGTGGTATTAGCTGTAGTACCATCACGAGTAACAAACTTAAGAACAGTAGCTGCATCAGTTGTTATGTGTGAAATACCACATAAGTTACCTGCATAAGTATCTGAAGCTACTACCGCAGTAGTTTGATCTGAAAGACCAGCAAATAACCGTACAGTTGCAGCAGGCCATAGTTCTACAATGAATCTAGTAAAAAAGAAGAACCCACCAAGACCTGTTGCATTACCTCGCCAAAATTGTTGTACACCTGAAGCCATTGATGAAGCGCCTAATACTTGATTTGTTGTTGTTGCAACATTTGCAAATCGGGTTCGTTTCATTTGGTTTACAACAGCAGGAGCACTAGTTGATGGTGTTGGGTGTGAAATTGTACCACCACCTACCCAAGGAGTACCATAGTTTAATCCAAGAGTAGTAGAGTTATTTGGCAAATATAAAACAACGTTATTTCCAAACAATGCAGGTTGTACTGGATTATCAAGTCCACTTGGAGGTTGCCACTTAGGTATCACTCTACCTGATAAAGTTCTAGCGTACCAAATCATATTACCTGATGCTGGTGGTGTTGGATTTGATGATGCACTTTGCATCAAGATACCACCAGTATCAATTACATGGTCAGCGTTCCACGCATTTTTACTGACTTGCTTAGTACCGTCATTAGTACCTGTAGCTACAACTGAATGGATTAATGCCATACTTTAATCAGCAGTAATGTGCGGAGTTAGAAGAATCTGATCTCCGTTTGAAGCTGGTGTAAAGCTAGTAAAAGTTTCTGCTAGAACAAGATCAGCGTCCGTTACACGAGTTACATAGTAACCATAGAT